TGATTGTTAAGTCAGCGACAACAATCCCGATGACCGTTTACAGGGTTACAAATGAGGGATCAGCAAAGCAATACAAGGCAATGACATCCGGTGTGATGGATGGGAATGCAATGTACAAAGCCAATATCCTACGCAAAAGAGCATTTGAGGAAGTTAAGGATTCAGAATTAGAGGCACTATTAAAGCGACCAAACCCGGAACAATCGTTTTCGGCATGGTTGGGTGAAATAGTTGCATTCGGTAAATTAACCGGAAACAGATATATCTACGGCATCGGGCCGGATACAGGGCCAAATCAAGGTAAATTCACGGAATTATATGCATTACCATCACAATTGGTTGAAATCGTTTCAGGTGGTGTGATGCAACCGGTGGCAGGATACAAAATTCAATACAATTCAATGATTGAGGTGGCACCCGAATTGATTTGCCACATTAAAGATTTTAATCCGGATTACGACAGCAGCGGTTCAAACCTATATGGCCAATCACCTTTGCGTGCCGGCCTGCGTGTTTTATCGGCCAACAATGAAGCCGTAACAACCGGATTAAAATATTTGCAGAATCAAACATCACGTGGTATGTTGATTTCAAAGGATGGTAATTTGACTGAGGTGCAAGCACAGGCATTAAAAGATAAATTCAGAAAAAATTATCTGGGGGCATCAAATGCAGGTGATGTTATTATCACACCAAAGGATTTGTCATGGGTTAATTTTGGTTTATCAGCATCAGATTTGTCATTGATTGAACAATACAATGGAACGATTAAGGATTTATGTAATATCTACAATATCCCGGTTCAGTTGTTAAACAACACGGATTCATCCACATACAACAACATGAAGGAAGCCAAAAAGGCCCTTTATCAAAATGCGGTGATTCCTGAATTGATCAAAATTCGTGATGAATTGAATCGTTGGTTGGCACCAAAATATGGCAAAGGTGATGAATATTTCATTGACTTTGATTTCACGGCCATCAGCGAGATGCAAGAGGAGGTTGACAAATTGGTCAATCAATTAGCATCTGCGTGGTGGGTTACACCAAACGAAAAACGTGATGCAATGAATTACGCAATGGACACAGAAAATCCGTTTATGGATGATTATTTCATTCCGGCTAATTTAATGGCACAGAATCCATCTTTGCCATTATTAGAGAATCCAAAGTCATTGGACATTCAGTATTTAACAAAGGCGGAATCAAATGAGATGTACGATGACTATCCAAAGAAAGCATCTTTGAACGCACAAAAGATGTTGGATTGGAAACAAGAATACCCGGATGAAATTCGTGGAGGCACCGAAATCGGTTGGACACGTGCAAGACAATTGGCAAACCGTGATGAAATCAGCCGTGACATTGTGAGCAGAATGGCACAATTCAATCGCCATCGCCAAAACGCAACGATTGCAGATGAATATAAGGAAACACCTTGGAAAGATGCAGGGTATGTTGCATGGAATCTATGGGGCGGAACTGAGGGTGTTGATTGGGCAATCAAGAAAATAAAGGAAATAGATGCCGTTACCGAATCCTAATTATGGCGAAAGCCAAAATGATTTCATGGCCCGTTGTGTTGTTGATCCTAATATTGTCAATGATTTTGGTAGTATTGATCAACGTGTGGCGGTGTGTAGTAATCTATTCAATCCACCGAAAGAGGAAAAGGCACAATCAACAGACAATTGGCCGGATGAGTTCGAAAAGGAATTGACCAAAGGGGAACGCACATCAATTAGGGATTTTACAGAGTTTTACAAGGCGGAATACAATGATGCCATTGACCTATTTTTAAGGGTTAAGGCCATGACATCGGCATCAGCACAGGGATTTTTTCAAGACAGCAAATATGTTGGAATGTACGAAGGGATGTATTCCAAAATCGGTTTACAATTTGCAAATTGGTATTCACGCAACGTTGAAAAATATTTGCCGAAAGCCGATGCAGGTAATATGCAATCCATTTGGGCCAACGCATTTGCGTTTATGGGGAATCAGGTGGCAGGCCAACGTGTCACGTTAGTATCGGCAACAGCACAGGCAACATTGACAAATACAATCCGTCAATTTATGGCCGATCCGATATTTATGTCAGCAGGTGAAAAGGTTCAGGCCAAAATGTTGCGACAAAAATTTGATTATTTAGCCGATTATCAGGCACGCAGAATTGTAAGGACTGAGGCAACGAATGCAGCCAATTATGCAACCGAACAAGCGGCATTGAATCTGTTTCCGGGGGCCGATATGACCAAAACTTGGAAATCAGGATACGATGCAAGAGTAAGGCCGGCACATCAGGCAGCAAACAATCAAGTTGTTCCCTTTAATAGCAAATTTTCAGTTGGTGGTGAATCATTACAAAGGCCGGGCGATCCTAATGGATCAGCAAGCAATGTTATTAATTGCCGTTGTTCAATGATTGTATTGCCAAAGGTTGGAGCAAACACAATTGGTGCACCAATTACAGATTTAGGATTTGGCATTGCACAGGCAACCATCGTTGATGCAATCAATAGTGCTGAAATAATCACAGGGGCAACAGGTGCAATCATTGAGGGTGAAAATTTAGGCGGTTAAAATTAATTTTTACAACAGGTTTTCTAATTAGCAATTTGACTAATTTTGGGCAAAAGAAAGGTTATGATTTACAAACAAACATCCATTGGGATTGATGACATTGATGAGGCAAACGGCATCGTGTCCGGATATGGTTCAATTTTTGGCAATATTGATTCAGACAATGACATCATATTGCAAGGGGCATATACAAAAACATTATCTGAAAATGGTTCACGTGTAAGGTATTGCAACCAACACAGAATTGATCAGCCATTAGGTAAATTCACAGAATTACGTGAAGATGCAAAAGGGTTGTATTTCGTTGCTGAAATCCCGAAAACACGAATGGGTGAGGACATTTTGTTGTTGATGAAAAATGGTGTGATTTCTGAAAATTCAGTTGGTATTATGCCAATTGTTAAGAATTACAGACAGGATGGTGTGCGTGAATTAAAAGAATGCAAGTTGTACGAAATTTCATGCGTTACATTAGCAGCAAACCCAATGGCATTGATTACAGATGCAAAGGGTGAAATTGATCAGGATTTATTGGCAAAACGTTTCGACATTTTAGCCAAAATGATCAAGAAAGAAAATGTATCCGATGAATTAGGGTACGCAATTGAGGGTGAGTTGATGAAATTGAAATCATTGTTTATTGATGTTACCACACGGCCGGCAGAAATTGTCACCGTGCCGGAAGTTAAACAGGTGGATATTTCCGAAATATTTTCATATTTAAACAATCAAATAAAGTCAAAATAAGATGACAGAGGAAATCAAAAACCAATTGAACGAATTAAATTCGGCAATTGATGCGAGAATCGCAAAAGCAGAAGGTCAGGCAGTTGCATCAGCAACAGGCAAAGCGGATGAATTATTAAAATCCGAAATCAAGAATTTAGAGGCTAAATTCACAGAAATTCACGGCCGTATTGATGCAGCAGAGGTTGCAGCAAAGAAAACAGCAACAGGTGCAAACGCACAATCATTCAAGCAATCATTGGTTGAAGGTATCACAAAAGGTGGTTTAGAGAATTTAATCAACGGATCAAGCCGTTCAGCTAAATTTGAAATCAAGGCAGGTGATATGACCGTCGCGGCTAATTTCACAGGTGAAGTTATTCCGGCACAATACGTTCCGGGTATCAAGTACGATCCAACGCGTCCGGTACACGTTCGCCAATTGTTAGCACAAGGTTCTACAAATGCAGAGGTTGTACGTTACGTACGTGAATCAGCATATGACAACGGTGCAGCAGCAACAGCACAAGGTTCAACATTGCCTGAATCAGATTTCGATTTAACGGCATACGATGCAAACGTTCAGAAAGTTGGAACATATTTCCGTATTTCTGAGGAAATGTTGGCTGATACAGCACAATTAACATCATACCTTGCGGCACGTGCACCTGAAAAATTATTAACGGTTGAAGATGCTCAATTGCTTTATGGTAACGGAACGGCACCGAACATTTCAGGTATCGTGACATCAGGATCAACAGCATTTGCAGCAGGTGCATTTGCAGATTCAATCACAGCAGCAAACCAATTTGATGTTTTAACGGTAGCAATCAACCAATTAGCATTGGTTAATTATCGCCCGGATTACATCATGGTAAACCCAACAGATTTTGCAAAAATCTTATTGTTGAAGTCAACAACAAATGAGTATTTGAAAGATCAGGTTTACGCAGGTTTACAACCACAATTCTTAGGGGTACCGGTTGTAATCAACACAGCGGTAACGGCAGGAACTTACTTGGTAGGTAATTTCGGTTTAGGAACACAAATGTGGATCCGTGAAAACTTATCATTAGAGTTTTTCCGTGAGGATGGAACAAACGTTCGTGATGGTTTCGTAACGGTACGTTTACAAGAGCGTATTGCATTAACTAACTACGCACCATTAGCAATCGTTAAGGGTACATTTGCAACGGACATCGCTGCAATCGGAGTTTAGTTTTAATACAATTCCAAATTAAAAGAAAGCCACCTAAATATTGGGTGGCTTTTCTTTTTATATTTGTTCAAAAAATAGCACAATAATGGGCAAAGTTTTAATGAGAAAAACGGTATTCGATAATAAAACAGGATACCACAGAGCCGGTGAAATCGTAACGGTTTCGGCTGATGTTGAAAGACATTATTTGGCACATAATTTTGGCACAAAGGTTGAGGATCAACCCGAAGTTATTGCACCAATTGTGGAGGCCGTAGAGGTTGAAACAAAAGAGGAAAAAATAGTTTACAAGACAAAGGGCAACAAAGCAAAAAAGGATGCGGCAGATCAAGATTAATGATGTGATTGGTGTTCCAATCATTTCACGTGCAGATGCAAAGAATTACATCAGAATCGACACAACGGCAGATGATTTGTTGATTGATTTGATGATTGAAGCGGCACACACAGCGGCAGAAAACTACATGAGCCGGGACATTATCGCAAAGGAACGCACATATTACATTGATGAATCAACAACAGGATTCATTGATGTTCCATTCGGCCCGGTTGCATCCGTTGATGCAGTTACGGTGAAAGATGTTGCGGTTTCATTTTCTGTTTTTGGGTTAGGTGATCCGATGGTGGAGATTGAGCCGGCTGCGGTAAATATCAAAATCGATTTCACAACAGAGGGAATGAGTGATGGTCTATTGAAACAGGCATTGTTGATGATGGTTTCGACCTATTACGACAATCGCACGGATTTCGTGACCGGGATGACCGTGAATGAGGTTCCGAGTGCATCGGCAAAATTATTGGATGGCATAAAAGCGGTATTTATCTAATGGCAACAAACAACACGGCATCAATTTTGAAACAACGCATCCTGATTAAAAGGATGGCCAAATCCGATGATGGATATGGTGGGACTACACCGGGCGGATATGTGACAATTGACACCGTGTGGTGCCGTGTGCAAGAAACAAAGGGTGATATTGATGAACGTATGGGCATCAGATTAAAATCAACCGAAATTGAGATCACAATCAGAAAGGAAACGGCCGATTTGATTGCCAATGAGGATGTGTTGCAAGTTGAGGGATTTTCGGCATTGTATCGCATTAATTCAGGATTTCAAACTTTTGAGAATTTTTGGGTGAAAATGACAGCCACCAAAATTGAGGGGTAATGATTAAAATAAAGGTTGATTCGAAACAAATGGATGATCTGCGAAAGCGGATGGATCAGTTGGCAAAATTCTCTAAACAGGAATTGTCAAACGAATTGACCACAACAGCAATGCAGATGGTTGGTAGAATGAAATCTACGGCCCCACACGATACAGGTAATTTGAGAAATCAAACCGGATTCGAGAGGCAAAATGAAAATTCTGTTGTTGTTTTTTCACGTGCACCATATGCCCCTTATGTTGAATTTGGGACAGGTCGTGGTGTCACATTAAAGTTTTTGCAAGAGGCCGGATTCCCTGCGAGTTATGCGGCACAATTTAAGGGCAAAGGAATCAAGAAACAGGCAATGTATGCCCGTCCATTCTTTTTCCCTGCTATTCGCACAGAATTACGTTTACTTAATGTACGATTGTACCAAAAATTAAAACAATTGACTAAATAATGTTAGAACCGATTCAATTTATCCGCAAGGCGATTATCACACGTTTGACAAACAACGTTGTGATTGGCGGTGTGACATTTGGTGTTTATAACCGGGTTCCATCAACAGCACCGTTTCCGTACATTTTAGTGTATTCCGTTTCATCAGATGAAACAGATTTTAATCAGACATCGTATATCACAGAAACAATCACACGAATCGAAGTGGTGACACGTTTTGCATCGGATTCAGGTGGTGAATTAACAGCCAATCAGGCAATCAATAGAATTTTAGAATTAATCAGAACACGTTCAAATGGTTACTTTGATTTATCTGCGGATGGATTCAATGTGTTTACCTGCGTAAAGGAGTCATCAACGTATATTGTGGATGATGAACGTGATCACACGTATTTTCGTGGCATAGTTGAAATAAGTAATAAAATCCAACAAACAATTTAAAATGGAAACAAGGGAAGCCATTATTGGCATTGTATCATCAACAATCACAGCATTAATTTCGTGGGTATTAGGCAAACGAAAGGAAAATGCCGACATCAGTACAATACAATTAGAAAATTCCCAACGTGTGATTGACATGGTAACGGCAATGAATGAAAAGTTGGAGGCGAAGGTTGACCAATTGAGCAAAAAAGTGGATGAATTAACAGTTGAAATTGAGAATCTAAGAGAGGAAAACCATAATTTAAAACACGGCAAACCTGTAAAAAAGAAAGCCGATCAGGAATAATGAAAGACCAAAAGACATTGGAACGGATTCAATTGATGCACCCGAAATTGCGTGCTGAGGTTGCAACCATTTATGATGAAATTTGTGGAGCATTAAGGGGGAAGGCATTTTGTCGGTTTGCATATACATTGCGGACATTTAAAGAACAGGATGATTTGTATGCCATTGGTAGAACAAAACCGGGTGCCAAAGTTACTAACGCAAAAGGGGGGTATTCATTCCATAATTACGGCCTTGCATTGGACATTGTTTTGATTGATGGTGCATCCGCATCGTGGGATGTCAAAAAGGATTTCGATGGTGATGGCAAAGCAGATTGGATGGAGGTTGTGGCCATCTTTAAAAAATACGGATGGGCATGGGGTGGTGATTGGAAAAAATTCCCTGATGCACCACATTTTGAAAAAACATTCGGTAAAAAGATTTCGGATGTGTTAGCATTGAAAAACGCAAAGAAAACCGATCCACAGGGGTACGTGATTTTGTAGGATATATCCATCATTATTGACAAAATGTGGGTATAATGTAAAATGTAACCAACATTATATGTTAAATAATATAAAAATGAAAAAATTCCTAATCATCGCAATTATCCTGTTTGCAAGTTGCAAACCAACAAAAACAATCATCAAAGAAAGCACGATTGTTAAATATGATACCATCCACACATCAGATGTTATCTATAAAACACAGGCAATCCGTGATTCAATTATCATCGAAAATGCGTGCGATTCTGCGGGCATTTTAACGGCCTTTTATTCGAAATTTGTAATACCACAAGGCACAATCACATTGCGTTCAACACGTGGCAGAATTGAGGCCAAAATTGATATTGATTCAATCGAATCTGTTTACAAATTCAAATACCAATCATCAAAATCGGACAATGTTCAGATTTCGAACAAAGAAGTGATCAAAAATGTGGTGCCATCATGGGCCATAATCACCATCTTTTTTGAATCAGTCATCATTATCGGTTACGTGTTCTATAAAACAAGGCTGATTATTTTTTAACTTGCATTAAAATAAGCAGGTAGAAAATGGCATCATTAACCGGTCAATTAGTAGCGGAAACATACAAAGCATTGTTAAAAACCATTGACAATGACATCCTAACAGCAAGCGAAAAGCAAATCACAGATGGTTTTGGCGGTGGTTCAAATGTTTTCATCGATTCACAGGGTTTTTTAAGAGCAAACAAATACAAGGTCACTAATGGTTTAGCCACGCAATTTTTAAAGGCGGACGGATCATTGGATTCAAATACCTATTTGACCGGCATTACAAGTTCACAAATTATTTCGGCATTAGGTTACACACCGGTTCCGACAACACGTACATTGACAATCAATGGCACGACATACGATCTGAGTGCAAACAGATCGTGGACAATTGATGGCACATCGGCCGTGTGGGGTAATATTTCAGGCACATTAAGCAATCAGACCGATTTGCAAAATGCCTTAAATGCCAAATACAACAATCCAACCGGTACAATTTCGCAATACATTCGTGGTGATGGTACAATTGCCAATTTCCCATCAATTGCAGGTGGTTTGCCAACAGGTGGAACAGCCGGCCAAATTTTGGCCAAAATTGATGCAACCGATTACAATGCACATTGGATTGATAATTACGCAACACAGACCAAAAATGAGGTCAAATTGGGGCAGACATTGACCAAAGGCACAGCGGTTTATGTTTCATCAGCCAACGGAACAAATATGATTGTTTCTGCGGCATCAAATGCAAGTGAGGCCACATCATCAAAAACGTTGGGATTACTTGAAACAGGAGGTGCGACAAACGATTTGGTTAAATGTGTGACATTTGGATTATTAGCCGGTTTGGATACATCAACAGCAACAGCCGGTGATCCGGTTTGGTTGGGTGTAAATGGGGCATTGATTTTTGGTTTAGCAAATAAACCATATGCACCGGCACATTTAGTTTATATCGGTGTTGTGACACGTGTGCAATCAAACAATGGTGAAATATTTGTAAACGTTCAAAATGGGTTTGAATTAAAGGAAATTCATGATGTTTACATTGCCGATCCTGCAAATAATCATGGGTTATTTTATGATTTAGCAGATGGTTTGTGGAAAAACAAAAGTATTGCATCTGCATTAGGTTACACACCACAGGCACAATTGAGTGGCACCGGATTTGTAAAAGCATCAGGAACATCAATCACATACGACAATTCAACGTATTTGACCACAACGGATGCGGCATCAACATACCAAAGATTGGACAAAATGGTGTCCAATTTGCTTGCAAGTGCAACAGAATACCCAAATTCAAACGCAGTCATTGCAGCATTAGCATTAAAAGCAAATGCAGAAAACCCGGTGTTTACCGGTAATATGACCATTTCAGGGGCAGAACCTAAATTGTATTTCACAGATACGGATCAAAACCCTGATTATTTCATCGGAGCAGATGCCGGATTTTTTAGAATATACGACCAAACAGCCGGTGCAACACGTTTTGTTATTAATTCATCAGGTGTGACAACCATTGCAGGTGATTTAATTGTGGGAACCATTGCAAAGTCAGGCGGTACGGCAACACAATTTTTGAAGGCGGACGGATCAATTGATTCAAGCACATATGTGACATCGGCATCATTGGCCAATTATTTGTTGATTTCAACGGCAGCAAGTACATACCAACGTTTGGATAAAATGGTGTCAAATTTATTGGCTAGTGATACGGAATATCCAAATTCAAATGCGGTTTTGGCTAAATTGGCATTAAAAGCGGATGCGGCAAATCCTGTATTCACAGGGGATATGACAATCAGCGGAATTGCACCAAAGTTATATTTCACCGATACAGACAATAATCCGGATTACACACTATTTGTTGATTCAGGGTATTTTTATATTTATGACCAAACAGCAGGTGCCACAAAATTCCAAATAACACCATCAGGAAATGCGATAAATACCGGAACATTGACATCGGCATCGTTTATCAAATCGGGTGGCACATCAAGTCAGTTTTTGATGGCTGATGGATCGGTTTCAGCAGGAGTTGCAAATACAATCACAGGTTCATTAAATACAGGATATGTTCCAAAGGCAACAGGTGCAAATACATTGGGAAATAGTTTAATATATGATAATGGTTCACAAATTCAAATTGGAACAACATCAACAAATTTGATTGAATTTTTCCCAACAGCAAATTCACCAAGATTATCAATTGAAGGCGGTGCATCAAGCAACACACAGGGTGTTGGGGCAAACATACGTTTATATGATAGTGTAAATGGCAGAATTTGGGGTGTTCAAATGGATGTTAATTATAATTATTCGTTTTTTGCATATAATGGTTCTGTATATAGTAAACCAATATATTTCACGCAAACAGGAGATGCAACATTTGGTGGAACAATTACAGGGACTAATTTAGTAGCAACAAATTTCATAGATTCTTACAGCAGAATTAGATTATATTTTAATTCAACAGGCACAATTGCGGCACAATTATACGAAAATGGAGCATCAACAAATGGTGGAGCATTAGAATTATATGGCAAAGCAAGTGGGACGGTGGACACGGTTATTTCCGCAGCACCTACACAATTAAACTACATTAATAACGCAGCCAATTTTATGATTGGTTATAATACTGATATTTTATACAAATTAGGTGTCAATGGGGCGGGATATTTTAATGGAAGTATTACATCAGCATCAAACGTAATTATTCCAAGCGGATTTGAATATGTTTGGGGTGGTGGTTCGGTTTCTATTTTAGGAAATACATCTACAAATTCATTAGAATTAAGGACAAATAATACAACACAATTTTCAATCGCATCAGATGGTAGAGCAACATTTCAAAATAGTGTTGGTATTGCATCTGCACCTGTATCAGGAATTTCTCTTTATATAAAAGGAAGTAGTGTAGACAGCCCCCTTTTAAGAATGGATGGATTGAATTATACAATTGCACAATTAGGAGATACAACAACAGGAACAACAGATGTTGGTAGTTTATTATTGTATAATCAAGGCACATTAAGAGTGCGAATGTCATCGAACACAGGTGAATCATCAATTATAAATGCAGGCAATGTCCTAATAGGCACGACAACAGATGCGGGTTATAAACTTGATGTAAATGGAGGGGGAAGATTTGTAGGTGGATTAATAGGATCAACGGCTTATTTTACGGCTAACAATGGAATTTTAATATTAACAAGTCCATCAAGTACCGGGTATTCATCAACAACATATGTGGCAGATGGCAGGTCATATGTCACAGGTGTGGGTGGCACATTAGCAGGTGTTACGGCCACTAGAAATTCTTTTTATATTTATGATGGAACTGCTGATGCTTTAAGATTTTATATTTCATCAACAGGAATTGCAACATTTTCAAATGAAGTAAAATCAGGAAGTTGGTTTGAAGCCCCCAACAATTATGGATTAACAATTAGGAATGCAGCAAATACAGCAGGAAGGGTTGTTATTAAATTAAATACAAGTAATCAAATTGAGGTTGGTAGGGATTCCGATATAAGTGCAATAAGATTTGGCACAGCATCAACATTAGATGCAGCAATTATTACAAGTGCAGGAAATTTAGGTGTTGGAATTCTTGATCCACAACAAAAAATTCAAACAGGTGGCAGAATTAGAGTAAGTCCCGACAATTCAAATGGTGGTGATTTAGGTGTAAATGATGGAGGGTTAGCAATATCAGCAATTGGTGCAGCACCGATTCAGTTTTGGCGGAGTAATTACGCGAGTATTTCAATGATGATAAATTCATCAGGTCAATTGCTAATTGGGCCATATACAGGAACACCGGCAGCTCCGGGCAGATTATTTATTTCAAGAAGCGATCAATATGGAATGACATTAGATGCAGGAAATGGATATGGTAGAGTGACAACAACAGATGATTTTTTATATTTACGAGCAGGTGGCACAGATAGATTGACAATTAGTTCATCATTTGGATATGTTGCAACATCAGACAATTTTGGTGTAAGAAGATCACCAACGGTTGCATTGGATGTAAACGGAACAACAAACGGAATTAATCTTGAAACAAATGTGACAGCAGTTAATGCGGTTACCCCATATTTTACCATTTTGGAATCAGGTGTATCAAGAACAATGACAGGTTACACATATGATGTCACTACACCATTGGCAATGATTATCACACAGACAGCGGAAACGACATTGGGATTATGGAGGGCAAGCGATAACGCAACAGGATCAACATTGCGTGGTATGAAGTCAAGGGGAACCGGTGCGGCACCGATTTCACCAAATAATGGCGATGTATTGTTTTCTGTTGAAGGATGGGCAATTCACGGAGCAGGGCCAAATTATCCAAAATTTGGTGGTGGAATGAGATTTGTGAAAGATGATGCATTTGGAACAGCAAACACGGTTGCCCCGGCACGTACTGAATTTGTGAATGCATTTAATACAACATCTTCACAAATCACAATGACCATTTTGCCAAACGGAAATGTGACAGCATTAGGATCAATGACATCCACATCATTTTTTGAATCATCAGATTTTCGTTTAAAAACTTTAATTAACGATAATCCAATAATTCACGGAATTGAAAATTTACAGGCTAAGTTGTACGAAAAAAATGGTAAAATTGAATTAGGATATTTTGCACAGGATGCCGAAATATTTATGCCGTATGCCGTGACAAAAAATGCAGATGGATTTTTAAATTTATCATATCGTGAGGTTCACACGGCTAAAATTGCACGATTAGAAAAAGAGGTTGCAGAATTAAAAGCACAATTAAATTTAAATTGATATGCAATGGATAAACGTGGCATCAAACCAAACGTGTTCGTGGGATAGCTTAATAAATGCCTGCAATAATGGGTATTTCTTACAATTATTGCCGATGCCACCATCAGGTGTTTCTGCAAGCCGTTGCGTGCGTAGGGAATTAATTCAATCCTATATTGAAATTCAATCAGCACCATTATCAGGTGTGCCAAACAATGAATTGGTTGTAAAAAGCCAATTGGTTGCAGTTCAATATACATATTATCAATTGACATCCTGTGGTGGTGGGGCAGCAGCATGGACACGTATTGCACCAACATTAGGCATTGGCCAACGTTATGTTTTGCCCGGAATTACACCATCATTTTACTATTACAATGGAACATCGCAAGGGCCACAAACAAACATTCCATCCGGATACAACGGATCAATTCAAATTGTGAGTGGTTCCACGTATTGCCCATAATCAGTATATTTGCATATTAAACAACCAAATCAACATAAAATGAAAAAGAAGTACGCAGAAATCATTGTTTTGTCACGTGTATTGAGCCATTTTGCAGGAGAGCAAAAGACAAAAGCACAAAAGAAATTGGCTAAAATCAACGAAAAATTGAAGCCATATTTGGATAAATACGAGGAACAGGCAGAGGAATACCGATTGGACAATGCATCAGTTGATAAAGATGGCAACCTAATTTTAAAAGAAAATGGAGGCTATTCGTACACAAAAGATGGATTAAAAAAATTGACTGAGAAATCAAAGGCATTAAATTTGACTGAGGTTGATTTTGAAGTAATTCAGGTAATCAATCCGGATGGATTAGAAGAATTTGGATTCTTGAAAGATTGGGTTGAGGGTGTGGAGTTTACAAACATTGAAGAAGAAATAGAATTATAAAATATGAAAACAATCAATCCGGTTTCAATTTGGGACAATGGCAAAAATGTATCTGCGTTATATTTAGGGGCATATGCCGTGAATGTAACATTAGGAATAAGTGCTGATTTTTATTATTCATTAATGGATGAAAATCATATGCGTGTTGCATCAGGTAATTTATCAATGACAGGCGAAGCATATGAGCAATGGGAAGTTGATGCGTATGCGTGGGATTGGATTGCACAGCAATTAAATTTGACGATCACAGGCGATTACGTGCCACCTGTACCACCGGAACCAACACCGGAACCCTTATTGACGGAAAATGAATCACCTGCGGTTTAATGGCATTAGTAAACGGCACCAATGTTGTTTTGTATGAAGGCGATGTGGCATTAGGACATTCCAAATCAGCCACGATGTCTTTGCAAATGGATATGGCCGAATTTACCAATAAAGATTCGCAAGGTTGGAAGGAAGTTTTGGCCGGTAAGCGATCGGCATCATTCACGGCTGATGGTTTGATTGATTATTCTGATTCAGTTAATTACAATCAATTTGTTGAAAGAATAATTACACGTGCACAGGTTCAATGGGTGTTCCAAACAGCCGGGATGTTTTATTATGGTTTAGGGTACATCCAAAACGTTGAGCAGGTTTCACAGATGGAAAACGTTTCAACGTATTCGGTTGATTTTAAGATTTCAGGCCGTATTTATAC